TCAGTTCGATGTCGGCATCCAACGCGCTTTCATCTATCCGGAGCCGGAGTTTGGCTTGACCAACCGTCACTAGTTTCATACCTTCACCACTGCAGTTTTGTCGATGCCATTTCTGCCGTCACGCCCATCTCGGCCTTTCTTGACTGCAAGCCGCCATCCGTCACTATTTGGCTCACCTGGCTTACCTTTCGCGTCCTTCTGAGCAATCCAGAACGACCCGCCCCATGTCACGCCATCGCCTGCGGTATAGGATTGGTCTTCCTTGAACACACCACGATCAAGAACCACCGGGATGGTGAAGCTCTTTTCCAAAACGAAATCGCCGCGCGCGAATCGCAAGGTGATGGTACGTTCGCCGTCGTGTTTGATCTCCAAATCATCAAAGCCAACACCATCGCGGCCGTCCTTGCCGTCACGGCCATCTTTCGGGAGTGGAATTCCAGCGACGCACTTTTGCAAGACCTCTTGCGCGCGGCGCTCAAAGTCAAGTTCGTACTTGGCGATTGCCTCGTTCAGGATCGGTTGCACGTCTGAGATGGTGATGCTCTTGCCAGCCTGGCCATCCTTGCCGTCAATGCCGTCCTTACCCGGCGCTCCGTTGATGGGCTTCGGCATATCAGCAAACCGCTTCTCTATCCGATCTTCCAGCGCGGTAACTGCCTTGTTCACATAAGCTCGCACGGCCTCGATGACCGCATCGCCAAGCATCTTCATGTCAATTCGCATTTGAGACCCTTGCTGATGTAATCGATTAAGGCGCTCACCTCTTTGGCTCCATCTTCGTCCTGAGCTTCAGGCGCTTGCGGTTGGGTAGGCGCAGGTTGGACAGCAAGCGGATTTGTCTTGTCGCGCTCGTCCAGAGCGGCAAGCGAATAGTTCTGCTGCTGCAGGTAAACGGTGTCTCCACCCTTGACCGGCGGAAGGTTCACGCGGGCTCGCGCCTCGTTCGGCTTCATGATCGCGCCGCCGACGAGCTTGCCGAGAACATCGGCTTGGCTTCCAGGGTCCATGCGTAGCAGATTGTCCAGCTCAAGCTCTGTGCGCATGCCAGCCGGCAGCGCAAGGCCATCGTCAAGGCACGCTTCCATTTCCTCGATAGGCGTGTGCAGGCAGTCAGAGTAATAGATCTGGTTCATGTCGCCGACCTTCAGGCCAGCGGGCAGCTGGCCGCCCAACTTGAACGCGGGCACGTGGAAGGCCTGCGCCACCATCTCGGAGGTCAACTTGATCTGCTCTGTGGCCTGCGCATCCGCCGCAGTCATGCGGATAGGCTCGTATTTGAGCCCATCGCCCACGACCGCGACACGTCCGGCATTGTCGCCGGTAAAGTTCGCGTTCCAGTATTCCTTCAACTCTCTTGCCGTCTGTTCAGAAATTTGACCAGGTGCAGCCAGCACGCCACTTGGCTTAGCGCCTTGCGCGAAAAACCGCTTCGCATCCTTCTGGATTTGCAGGCCCTGGTCGGCAGACAGACTGGCAGCGAACAACGGGCCCACCCCAACCAGCGGATGAAACAGGCAGTTCATCCTGTCATGGATGATCTCGCTGGCCGGTACCACGATCTGCGTCTGTTCCAGGCCGGTCAGGTTGTCCGGCTGCAGTCGGTAGAACACGGAGCCGTCCGGCGCAACCAGCGGCGTCACCACGCCCGGCGTCGAATCGAGGATGTAGAGCGCCACCACCACGCCGCGGCCGTCGCGCTGTTTCAGGACGTAGGTGTTGCCATTGACGAGCTTCGACATCACCCACCACTGCTTGAACTGGATGTGGTTCTGGTAGAGGTTAGGCTTCTTCAGCACCGGGGAGAACGCCGGGCTCGTCGCCTCGCTCCAGATGCCATTGCTGTCCACGGCCATCAGCCGGGCGCGCAGTTTGCCGATGTCGTTCGCGATCAGGGACACGCAGGCGTAGACCGCCGGGTGCGACAGGATCGTCTCCGGCGTGGCCTTGGTGTCCGACTGAAACCAGTACGGAGACTGCGTCAGGCTGATCCAGCCCCCGCTGCCTGGGGGAGTCGTCGGCGCAACAAGCCCTCCCGGAGCACGCGGAGTCGACAGCCAGCCGGCCGCCTTCTCGCGCAGGCGCTGCAGGGCCTTCGATCCGTTCATTGCTTGCGGCCCTTGCGCTTGCCCTGCTCCGGCGCGGCGGCCGGAGCGGTTTCGGCAGCATCCGCCGCCGGAAGTGCTTCGGTCACCACCTCGGTCTCCAGTTTGGTCATCACAGGCTCCTGCGCGGCGTCCAGGGCGTAGCGGGCCTTGCCCAGAGCTACCAGCACACGTGCATCCTGCTTCGATGCCTTGAATGGAGCATCTGCCTTCAGCCGGCGCGTTCCGTAGGTAAAGCGTTGAGTAGCGATCAAATCTGGCATGTCGTTTTCCTTGATTTTGTTGGACGCACGTCCTATGCAAAACGGCCCGCCGTGAGACAGGCCGTTGAACGCAGGTAGTGCAGGCCGGACCCGTAGGCCCGGCCAAACGCCTTACGGCGTCACCGGCTCAGGATCGCCGTAGGCCGCAGCGTCGATGTACGCCACAGCCGACGCGCGGCGCTTGGCGAAGTTGCAGGGCCGCACCACCTTAAAGGCGGTGGACTCCGACTGGAACATGGAGGTCATGCTCGTCGCCGTCATGCCGGTGGGCGTGTCGGTCGCACCGGTGGGGGCAGTGTCCTGCTCGATAGCAGCCTCGCGGGAGATGGACACCTCCACGCCGCGGTCGCCGATCTTGTAGATGTCGGACGGCTTCAGCAGGATGAAGTCGCCGGCACCGACGTTGCCGCCCGTGGCCAGGGTGTCGCCCAGCAGGCTGCCGCCGGAGGCCGTGATGCCGGGGAAGGCGAAGTTGCCCAGCGCGTTCTGCATCAGGCCCAGCGCCTTGCCCAGCGTTTCGGTCGTGACGAACTGCAGGCCGCTGGCGTTGTTCGCGGCGATGAACGGCGCGTAGAGCGCCTTCACGTCCGCGATCACGTCCGCGATCTCGTTGCCGGCCGAGGTGATCGGGGTCAGGCCGTTCAGGATGCCCGCCGGGGACACGCCGGCAACCGCGGCGGCAGTGGACAGGAACGTCTGGTCGATGCGCTGAGCCGAGGCTTGCACCAGGGCGTCACGCACCAGCTTTTCCGCCGACGGCGACGAGTCGCGCAGCAGCTCGTTGGACACCACGGCGATGGCGGCGACCTTCAGCGGGGTCAGGTTGACGTTCAAGAAGTCCGCCTTGCTGACGGGGATCGCCTTGGACTCGCCCACCCAGTAGCCGGTAGCGGCTCCGTCCTGGCCCTTGATGGTGACGTTCGCCGGCACTTCCCGCAGCGGCAGACGGTCGAACAGTGTCTGCGCGTACAGGTACTCGATGAAGTCGCCCTGGTACTGGTTGTTGATCGACACCAGCTCGGCGCCCCACTCGCCGGATCCAGAGCCGCCGCCAGCGACCGCGGCCTTGATGACCTCGACCAGCTTCGGGTTCGACTTGCCCCAGCGGTTCTGCGCGACGGCGATGGGCGACACGTCCATCAGCCGACCAAGCGCCTTGGCGATCACCAGGCGTGTGTAGTTCTGGCCATGGAACTTTTCGTCGGCTTCCTTGTTGACGTGAATGGCCGGGCCACCGCCAGTAGCAATGGCGCCGCGCGATGCCGCAGCTTGCGCCGGATCGACGCCGACGGCCGCCACAGCCTTGGTAGCCTGGAACGCTTCGATCTGGCGCAGGTCGACCAGTTCGTCGTCGATGTGCTTGATTTCTTCGGTCAGTGTGGCAAACGACTCGCGTTCCTGTGCATCCTTGGTGCGACCTTCGCCGACCGCCTTTTCCTGGATTGCCGACATTTCCTGCGACTTCTGCGCGCGCAGTTCCATTAGGCGCTTGATTTGTTCTTGGATATTCATTGTTAACCTTTCGGGTTGAGATAAACGACGCCCTTGCGGACGGGTGGATTTCCCGAAACGCCGGGAGGAAGCGTGACGAAGGAAACTGATTTGCGGCCAAGCGCGGCCAGCAGTTCCCGGTCAGCGGATTTGATGGAGGTAATCGAGGCTTCCTGATTTGCCGCGATGGTCACCGGAGAGAGTTCGAGCCACTCCCATTTCAAGAAGTGATAGCCATAGGTACCGTCGATGCGCGCCGCCTCGATGGATTTGAACCCGATCGACAGGCCGCGCACCAGGCCAGCCTTCAGCATTTGCCATGCAGTGGTAAGGCGCTCTTTAAGCGGGCCATCCTCTTCTATGGAGGCGACTTCTCCCTGCACCTCGATGCCTTTGTCAGTCACC